GGTCTTGTGGCTCAAGGCCGAGGAAGCGACGTGGGATATTTGAGTTACGAAGTAGCCAGTGCTTCTTTAAAGCAGATAGTTGATTGATGTCATACATCGTCGTCTTCAAACTCGAACTCATATAATCCGCCATAACGAATTCCTATGTTCATAAACCACTGACCAATAGTTAACATCACATCGCCAAAAAATCTTAGCGCCTTGTTATCGGTTGGATAAACTAATCTATCCTTCATCATTCCCCCCTGTCTACAATTACCTTTTCCCAATCGGTATTACAAGAGTAACACCGTAAATCTAAATCCATACTACCTCGCTCAGTTGCTACACCATGAATCTTCTCTTTACAGGAAGGGCAAAAGAAACTGAACTCAAGCATTATTCAGATTTAAAAGTTATGGAACCAACGTAAGTTGTTGGTTTTCCTTTTGAGTCTTTAGTAGACCCTGCAATCATCTTGCAACTCTTTCGTGGTGTAAGTGCTTGAACTTGGCTCTTAACCCAACGCTTACCTGCGGATGCGTTAGCCCAAGCAGTCTGTAAAACTAGGTGCGGATTTGCATTAGTAAGAGAAACATTTACCTCTGCAAACCATGCGCCGCCTTTTTCAGTGTTCTTAATCAATGCAGCATTAAATATTTTTACTACCTTTTTAGCCATTTGCATTCTCCTTTAGTCGTTGTTCATATCTTGCTAGTTGTGCTCTTCCAGAAAGTGAGTTCTGAAAAGTACGTCCATCACTTGCTTGTAACGTACCCATCTTAACTGTTGTGTCAATTGGGGCGTTAATTTTATTTAAACCAAGATTTTCTCTGGCTTGGTTCATTTTCTTGCCAAAAGAAGCAAGGAACATCTTATATAGCATTGGGGCTTCATCGCCAATGTTTTGGAAGTTTCGCTCATCTGCCATAAAGAGTCGAAGCAACTCTAACTCAATTAAAGCGTTGGTGTCATATTGCTTTCTGAATTTAGCAAGGGCTCCGCTAAGTTGTTTGACGCTAACTGTTCCAGGGAGTAGGGGGTACTTCCTACCGACACGATAAGAAAACTCTGCAGCGACATCCATTGGGGTCCACTCATGCTCTGGTCGTCGTCCCCTAGTTTTAGGATCGGATTTTCTGATCTTAGGCTGCGGAGCATCTTTTGGTTCGACCAACCCAAAGCCTGCCAGATTATCTCCATCATCTTGATATTCTCTCATAGGTACTCGTATCTCTTTCATTAGAATCCCTTTGGATTCAGAATCTTTTAATTTATTACTATCTAGACTATTAGGTACTAATGACTTATTAGTCATACTACTAGGTGACTTATAGTCATGTGAGGTGCGGTAATTTTCAGTGCGGTAATTTTTAACATCTTTTTTCTCAGTGCGGTAATTTTCTACCACCTCATAGGTATCCATTCCCTTAAATCCGTTAGCCCTTTTTCCAGGTGTCTTGATTATAAAGCCATGGCTCTCTAGAGCCTTGAGGGCTGTTCTAACAGTTCGGTCTGAGTTTTTGTTGGTCTGTCTACATAACTCTGCTACTGATGTCTTAAAACGGCCTTTGGAGCCCGCTAACTGGTACATGGTGACTAGTAGTCGGAACTGATAATCGGTAAGGAGACCAGAAAAGGCCTCTGAAGGGATTCTCACAGATCATCATCCTTAAAGGGCAGAATGTCCTTCCCGTCCTCTTCAATCCTCTTTGCCACAGTCTCAGCCAAGACATCTAGAACAGATGTCATTATGTAGTCAGCCATGTGTTCCACAAATATTGCCATACTATCCATCATAGCCTTATAGACATCCTCCTGAGATTCAGTGAACTCAACCTCTATCTGATCAAGTCCTTCCGTTATATCCCATACCTCAATGCCAAAGTCCTCAATGGCATGGAGAATGAAGTGAGCCTGCGGGGAGTCATCCCAAACAATACCCAAAGTATCTTCGGTAGTAATCTGTCTGACAATCTCCTTGACAGGATTATCAGTGATCACAATGTCATCTGCATTTAAGAGTATGTGGTCTATGTCCATTGCGTTGACAATGAAACAGGTGACCTTTACAGAGTGGTCTCTACATACCTCCATAATGCTCTCGGCAAAATGGTTCTCACTTCCCGTTACTGGAAGAAGTACTCGTAACTCTTTATCTTTGCCGTATTTATTTATTAACTCAAGCATCCCGTCATCAGCGCAGACGTCTTGAAAAGATATTACCGCAATATTCATTGTGCTCCTAGAGTTGAGTTAGCCGATTTGGTGCCTTAACAATTACTGGTTTATTAAGATACATCCCAATTGCTAATGAAACAAATGTTGCAGCAGGAACTAGTACAAAGAAATCATAATACAAATCCATTTGCGCCCAAAGACCTAAAAAACTTAAAGGCAATGCAAAGTATTTATTTAGAGTTGGCTTAGTAATAAAGCCAGAGATAAATAGATCTAGAAATTCAATTACGTATGTAACTGCCATTCCTGTGAGTAGTACTGGGATAACTATATCTGTAGTCATAGCCCAAGATCCTACACCGTAGTGGTGGTGTACTCCACTCCGTCATAAGTACGCACTCTCCAGAAGGCGTTCTGGGGTACCCAATCATTCATAGTCTTACCCAACCTAGGAATCTTCTTAGGTTTATTTGGATACAAATGGGTATAAGAAGCATCATCAGTTCCTTCCCATACCGCTCCAAAGTCTGATGGCAGTGATCCGTCAAAATAATCTGTGGCTACTTGAGATTGTTCAAATTGAATTAAATCAAAGTAGATAGTTCCAGCGGTGGTTCCATAAAAGGATACCTTGGCATAAGAGGCATCTGATAAAGAATCTGTTAATCCAGTTAGAGTAAAGTTTGCAAAGGAGGTAGTTACCGAGATTGCTTGAGTTACAGTCTCTACAACAGCGTCAGCCTCGTCATAAAATGTAATTTTTAAATTTGCAGATAAAGCAGCATTTGCTTTTATTGATGCAGAGGTTGTGTAGTATTTTCCAGGAGTCACAGGTATTTCATAGTCAGTGGTAATGCTCCACGGATTTGTTACTACAAATTTACCACTGTACTCTCCTGAATACCCGTATGTTGGAACACTTGCGTCTTGTGTAAAGGTTGCTCCACTTAATGCCCATGTACTTGAGTCAACCTCAAATGATGGGTTTTTAATATAGTTTGTTTTTAAAGGAATTAAAAATACATCAATAGCCCGTGCTTCATCGTAAGCAACAGTGTCACCCTCTTGCATACATACTTGATCTATGTAGTAGGTACCAGCAGCACTGTATGCAATAGTTATAATTGCATATGAAGAATCAGCATCTGATGTTGCAGTTTTACTTGCAGATTTCCAAGTATTATTAGCAGTAACAGCGGTAGCGGTATTTGCTGCAGACGTTGCTGTTCCATCTTTGTCATAAAATCTTACTGACAAAGTTATATTGCCAGCACTTGCGGGAGATTTTAACTTACAAGATACCGTGTACTCAGTATCGGGTAATATTGGAACACCTTTTGTAATTATGTTCGTAGCACCTAGCACCATGCTGCCAGATCCAGATGCAACTATTTTTCCAGTTTTTGTTGTATCTATTTGATTTGTATTTGAATCAGGAACTTGATCAGTGCTAGAAGTTAGAACTGCGTTACTAGCAACCCAATTACCAATTCCTCCATAAAAAGTAGAGTCTTGAACAGTTAACAATAGGTTTTCTGAGACAGTAATAGTTGGTTCAAATCCAGTCAATGATTCAGCATATGTTTCTAATGCGAGTTGTGTTCCCTTACGGGCATACATATAGTTTGCTTCTCGTACAAGTCTCTTTCTATTTTTTGTAGGAAGTCCAGCCTCTGGTGTTAACCCTAGACTTGCTACCTCTATTGGTAATAGTTCTACTGGAGTTTCAATACCTGTATGTCTTGGTTTTAATAAATCAAGCAATGTATAAAATTGTTCTTGCGAGAAGGTTAATCCTTCCACAAAGTTATATAAGGCCGACGTAGTGTCGACTGTTCCAAAAGAACCCTGTTCAATGCTTGTAAATACTCTTGGAAGACTATTCATAAAAGTTGTTTGTACGTTGTGGTTTGACGGAACAATTGCAGAAATAGAACCTGCAACTCTCCAAACATTTTGATCAGTAAATAAGTAAACTCGATAATAAGTTTGTCTTCCAGGAATTAATGGAACATCTAATGGGTTGTCTTCTCCGTCAATAAACTCTGCACGGGAGACGTTCCCTTCTGTAGCAAACTCATCAAAAATAATAATGCCATCTTCTGCAGTTTCTGGAAATCCAACTTGACTTCTAAGTAACCTAATTCTGGAAAAATTTCCACGAGGGGTCTGCCATTTAACTACTACTTTTGTAAAGTCCAAAACCAGTGTTGACATAGGTTCGACAGAAAAAGCAAGTTTAACAAACGCACCATAATTAGACGCACCGTAATAATTTATACCATATCTAGCCACAGCCTACTGCTCCTTAAGGACTTACTATATCGCCGTAAATAACCCACTCATCACTATCAATCTTTATTAAAGTTGCTACTGAGTATTGACCATTTAAATTAACTGTTCCAGTTGCAACAGATGAGTTTAAATCTGCTACATCTTCTGTAGTCACAGAAACGGTTCCTGTTCCATTTTGAATTAAAACAACAGTTTGTCCAATAAGAAACTCATCACTTGCATCATCTGGAATAGTTACTGTTATTGGGCTGCTATTTGAAAAAACAAAGGTATCAGCAGCAACTGTTGTATCTAAAGTCAGTGTTGTTCCGATTTGATTACTAATTGTTTTTTGCTGTGAGTTAGCAACGGCTACGGCGATACCTGCCCACTCAGATCCTGTCCATACTTTGGATGTTTTATAACTCATACAATTGCTCCCATTAAAATTAATAATCCAGCATCAGAGGATAAAATATCTTCATTATTTTCTAAAGCAGCGCTAGAGGTTGAGTCTACCCAGATAGTTCCAGCCGCATAATCTGAACCCGTTGGTTGAGTTGCTGCGTAAATTACTGGTACTAATTCTTTTCCTCGTGTCTGTATAGTTCCATCTGGAAGAACTTTAGTGACAACTGCAGATGCTGAAGTTTGAAACTCAACTAAGTTTGCAGTCTGACTAGCCCTGGCTCTTAAGACTAAACTCTTTACTCCAATGGCAGATGAGATAATTACTGATCCACCAACATTAGAGACGTACTCGTCATACACATCTTTTAATCCGTATTCAATATTTGCAAGACGATCCTTTAAGGTATTCCAGTTGGTTGTAATAAAGTCAACTGAACCAACCCAGCCAGAGCCTGTCTTAATGAGAGTGCCAATATTGCTTTGAAGAGCGTTAACTTCTTCTTGAAGGCTATTTACGTGCTCGGCAAGAACGGTATCGGTAAAGTCTACCTTTGTAGTAAAGGACTTTACGGACGATGGGTATGCTGCTGTCACTTAAT